CCCTCGAATCGGTGGATTCGCGCGAACAATCAGATTCGCAAATACCACAATATGATGGCGAACATCCGTCACGATCTGGCGGAAAAGGCTGCTCATGATCTGGCGGAAAATTATGAGACCGTCGTCATTGAGGATTTGAACGTTCAATCCATGATGACTCGCGGCGGCGTGTACAAACGTGGTTTGAATCGTGCGATAGCGCGAGCCTCGTTCGCCGATCTCAGACGGAGAATCACCTACAAAACGAGGTGGAATGGCGGAACAACTGTTGTCGCCGACAGGTGGTTCCCGTCATCGAAAACGTGTTCGGAATGTGGAGAAGTGAAATCCAAACTCTCCTTGTCCGAGCGCGAATACGTCTGCCATCGTTGTGGCATTGTCGTGGACAGAGACCTCAATGCTGCAACGAATCTGGCGAAATTAGCGACACCGAAATCCGGTGCCGATTCTCACAGAACCGGGAGTTCGCCGGGGATGGGGCGTGAAGGTGCGGAAAAGTCCAGCTCACCTTTGGGTGAGTCGGCACCGGCCTGTGAAGCGTCAATGGTCCGAGAGGACTTGAGCGGCCGCAAGGCCGGTGCGAGATAGTCTGACTTTCAAAGTCAGTTCTCGTGCAACGGTGTCATGGTTACAGCACTCCTGCTCGCCGGTCTCGTCGAGCCACACCCCGGAACCAATACGTATGGGTTGCTCGACAACCATGGCCGCCATCACCTGTCCTTGAACGTCGTCGGATCGACGAACTTCCACCGTGGCGTGGCGTCGTCACGCACCCGCTCGTACCGTTCGGGGTCGTCCTTGAGATAGTTGTTCACCCGGCGGGTGTCGTAGGAGAGCTTCTGGAGATCGGCCTTCTCGGTGTCGGTGAGCTCCTGATCGAGCTTGCGGGAGTTGAGACGACGCGCCGGAGTGATGAGCACCTCGGCGTCCTCACCCAGCTTGTAGGTGAACTGCCCATCGGTGCCATGGGTGTCAAGGGTGTTCTTGAGTTCGTCCTCGATCCGGTCGAGACGTTTCTTCTGGAACTCGTACTCCTCCTCGATGGAGGCGCGCTCCCGGCACTGGGCATAGGTGTGGATCTGACGGCAGGCGTCGTCGTCACCGAGGAGACGGGCATACTCACGCACCTCGTCGGACTTGCTGTGGTTGGGGTGCTCATCGGCCCACTCGGTGAGGATACGGGCGTCCTTGGCACGGGACTCGTGATCGGCCAGCGGCTCGTAGGGGTCGCACACCCGAGTCATGGTGGCGTGCTTGTTCACCGCAGCAGGCATACCCGCACGTCCGAAATCACGACGACCTTGGCGCAACTGGAACAACCTCGTCTCGTTGAGATGATTGGACAGCCTCTCATCGACCGTGAAGGCAGGCTGGTGTTCCTTGGGGTGGTACAAGGGCTGGACAGGCTCGTGATCCTTGCGCGGCGTGTCAGCCTCGGACCCACCTTCCTGCATGGACTTCTTCACCTCGGGGTCGTTGGGATCCCACACCTCGAAATCGGGGCTCTTCTTGATGGCCTCCAACAGCTCGGCATCGGTGTCCTGATGCAGCGTCGGGGCGGTGGTGGCCACGGCGGCACCCGCACCCGACTTCGGCGAGGGAACATTGTCCAACTCCCGGCAGCGCTCCCTCGCCTTGTCGGTCATGTGAAAGGTCACACCGCATTTCTCGGGATGCGGGCACTGCGTCTTCTTGATGGACCCCATGATCCAAGCCTCTCGCTCGTCTAAAGTATGAATATACTTTAGATCGTATCACACCCGACCAAACTCACAGATCCATGTCGTCGACATGCCTGCGCCGCCGTGACCGGGACTGGGCGGCCACCGTCTTCACATCGGTCTGTTCGGGCTGAACACGCTCACGAATTCGCTCGGCGTCGGCAGTCTCGTCATAGGTGGTGGCAGCCATCTGCCCCACGTCCTGCACCGACACCACCGACTGCACCTCGGGCAGCCACACCGCATGGAACGTTCCCGTGCGATACACCCTGTTGAGACCCACCGACACCACCATGTCGGACTCGGCATGGGTGGACTCACCATGAAGATCCATTTCCACGGCATGCGGTCTGGTGAGGAGCACTGCCGTGTCACAATGCTCCTCAATACCACCGGACCCCTTGAGCGTCGTCGTCGACAGCGACCCGTCGGCGGCGTTGCGATTGAGCTGGGAGGCCACGACCATGGCGACATCCTGACGTAACGCCTCACGCTTGAGAGTACGGGCATCGGCCGACAGGGACTCTGCGGTGGGGCGACCCTGCTCATCGAGCAACTGCAAATAGTCGACGAACACCGCAGCCTTCGCAGGCACGTCGAAGGAAGCCTTCTCGGCAGCCGAAGCCTCGGCCTTGGCACGCATCCTCGTGGCCCTCTCGGCAGCACGCCACGACATGAGGGCACTGGTGATCGACTGCACCCCATGGGGCACATCGTCATGGAACAGCACATGCAGATTCGAGTCGTGGATCTCCGTGGTCGCCTGCCTCACCTGCTCCAACTCGTCATCGGTGAGCACAAGCTCCTCATCGACATCCTCGCCATGGTCGAACCACGCCGACACCTTGACGAACGGCACCAACGACTGGGCCGACACGAGCTTGTCACGCAACTCCCGCGGACCGATCTCCATGGACACGAAGAACACGTGATACCCCTCGGCCAGGGCGTTGAGAGCCATGTTGAGCATGAACGTCGTCTTGCCCATCTTGGGTCGACCCGCCACGACGAGCAGACGCCCGGACTCCACACCACCAAGCAAATGAGCATCGAGTTCGGCCAGCCCAGTGGGCATGCGCTGCTGCGACGACACCGGATCACGGTCCAGCCGATCCATGGTGGCACCGAACAAGGTGCCCTCATCGATATACACCGTGCGGGTGGGAGCCAACTCGTCCTCGATCCGCTGTAGGGACGTCTCGGGGTCGGGTTCGTCTGCGGCGATCCGATCGATGGCCTGCTCGCACACGTCGATCTGGGTGCGCAGCGCCGCCATGCGCATGAGGGTGGCCACCGCCGTCATGACCGAAGCCTCGTCGTAGAGCGTGGCGGCGGAGGCGAGCGTGGCCACCTTCTGCACACACTCCTGCGGATCGGCCCCGGTGCGATCGGCCATGGCATCGGCCAACATGGGGATGGGGATACGCCCGCTGAGCGCACGGGTGCGCTCCAAGAACTCCTCGATGGTTGCGGCGAAGGTCCGATACTCCGATGTGAAGAACAACTCGACCACGGGGTAAGGGCACAGATCGGCCCACCGTCGCCACTGCTCCACCCCACGATCGGAGGTGAGGACATGGGCCAGTAGGGCACGCTCGGTCTCGGAACGGTGCGGAACCGAATAGTTGTCGTCGCTCACTTGGCCTCCTTGACGAATTCGATGAAGGGATCGGGATTCCACCCCACGTCGGTGAAGGTCATCGTCGTGGAATCCACCGTGAGACGCACCGTGGCATCACCACGATCGTGCTTCACGGCCTCAAGGAACCGGGCAAGCACGTCGATACGCTCCCCGTCGATGACATAGTGAAACGTTGCAGGTGCAGACGCCCTTACCGAGTGTTGGCGTGGAGTCATGGCCACAACGGTGCGTTGGTTCCCACGCGGGGACCTCTGCCGTCTGGAGACACCGCTTCTCCTTGTCACAGCGGACTGGCCGCGCCTGCGGGAGAGATCCGTCACCGTGGCGGTGTCACCCTTGTGCCATGTGGCCCGTGACCCCGCCTCCAACTGGGGCAGGGTGAACACCTCCCACGAATCGGCCGACAGGTCAAGGGACTCCTTGAACTCGTGAACCGATCCGCGCACACAGATGAACGCACCCGTCTGCGGTGTGGGGACCAGACCGAACCCCACACACGTCAGGGAGGCTCCACGGTCGGACTCCACCTGCACTCGCGTCATGGGTCGACCGGAATTCGTCGTCGTCTGCTTCACCGCAGAGACCATGCCCACGAGGGCAAGATTCTCATCACCATCGTGGATGTCCTCATCACCCACGATAGTGGCGCTCTCGGGCAGGAACCCGGTGATCTGCGCCGCCCCCAGCAGCGGGCGAACATCGGAGACCGGATGGTGCCCCACGACGAACCCCAACACCTCACGTTCGGCCACGGCACGCTGCACCGGCGAGAAGTCCTCACCGTCCAGACCCAGACTCCTCACCTGCGCCTCATCGGAGAAGTCGTCGTCCACATCCCCGAACAGGCCACCGCCGTCAAGCGGCCGCCAATTCCTTGCGGCGGCGACGATCTTCTCGGCGTTGTCACGCACCGCCTTGCGGGAACTCGACCCCGGCAGATGCTCGAATGCACCCACCTGCGCCAACCCCTGCACCATCGTCTTGGACAGCCCCAGCGAATGCACGGCGTCGAGAATGTGACGAATGGGGGCATCATGTCTGGCACGGTTGGTGAGGATACGCTGCACCGTGGCCTCACCGATCCCCGGCAGACCGGACAGGCCCAGATAGATGGTTTGCCCCTCCACCGAGGTGGGGCCGTGGGACTTGGTGATGTCGGGGCCAACGACCTGCACCCCCTGCGAACGGGCGAACTCCATCTGTTCACGGATGGATGCCAGCGAGGAGTGTGAGCCCGCATCCAATGTCGCCGCCGCGAAGAACGGCGTGTAGTGCAGTTTCAGCCACGCCTCCCAGTAGGCCACCAAACCGTAGGCGATGGCATGGGAGTTGTGGGTCACCACACCGTTGCACACCCACGAATGATTGTCCGAATCCATCTCCACGTCGAAGGTGGGATGCACCCCCACACACTCGATGGCGACGATTTCTTCGGCGCGAGTCTTCCTGCCACGGGTGAACCACGAATCCCGGGCGGCACGGGAACGCAGGCACGGAGCGCACAGCACCACGGCTCGATCCTTCTCGTCACGGGTGATGAGAAAGTCACGCGGCGAGGGATGGTTGGGAATGGTCCTGCCACACGAGGCACACTCACCCGTGGCGTAGGCCTCATGGCGTTCCCACGACGAGACGTGCCTGGCCCGGTGGGGCTCACCGATGGCGGGCTCACCCATGACGAGCAGTCGATCGCCCACCTCCAAGGTTCCGGTACGCCGCCACCCATCGGGGCCCATGTGGCGATGATCCGCCGTGGAAGTAATGGCCGAGCCATCGGCCAACGTGATACGCCACAGGGTCTGTGGCCCCGAATCGTGGACGTCCACACACCGGGCGGGGCGGATGAGACCATCGGTGTCGAGTGCGAGGATGCTGAGGAACCCCCGGTCGGTGAGGTTGCGGATCCTACGACGGCACGACGCACAACAACCTCGAACATACGTTCTGGTGTGGCGGTGGCAGATGACACACGGACCGTCGAAGCCCCGAGACCGTCCACTGTGGGGTTCGAGCAGGAAATCCTCGGCGTGGAACAGCCGATGGGCCATCTCCACACTCATGGTGCGATCCGACGAATCACGGGTGGCCGCCTTCATCATCATGGAGTCACCACTCACACACCGGTTGAAGGCGTAGGAGGCATACGGCAGCATCATGTCCCACAGGTCATGGGCCACCGTGGCGGAATGACCATTGTCCAGACATCCAGAGATGAACGGCTCCTTCTGCGCCATGAGGGTGTCCATGTCCTTCTTGCCGATGGCACGACGAAACAGGTCGGCCTGAGCCGCATCGTAGCCCGCATAGACCATGGCAAGCTTCTGAATCGACTCCTGATAGATCGGGGCACCGAATGTGTCGGGCAGCACCTCACGCATGGCGGGATCGGGCAGGTCGAGGGGTTTGCGCCCCGACTTGGCGTCGGCGAACGACTCGTGGACACCCATACCCATCGGGCCAGGACGATACAGGGCGTTGATGACCCCGATGTCATCCAAGGACTCGGGGTGGATACTCGTCGTCACCTTGGTGATCCCCTCACCGGAGAGCTGGAACAGCCCATCGGTGTGCCCCTGCTGAAGCATGGCGAACACCCGAGGATCGTCGCGGGGAATAGATCGCACGTCGACATGCTCACCCGTGGACTCTTCAATCATCTCCACGGTCCGGGAGATGACGTTGAGCGCAGCCAACCGCAGCAGGTCGAACTTCACCAGCCCGGCCTCCTCACAGTCGTGCAAATCCCACTCCACCACCATGAACCCGTCATCGTCGATACGTATCGGAGCGTAGTGGGTCACCGGCTCGGGCGTAATGAGCACACCGGCGGCATGCTCACCCACAGTGCGGATCTTGCCCTCGAACCGACCAGCCATCTCCAACCCCCGATGCAGGGCCTCGACGTCAATGCGAGGATCGTCCTCCAGATCACGCACCATGTCCCGCAACCCATGGTTGGCACGCCACCCATCGGAGCACGCCTCGTCACGGGCCGGGGCGTGCGGGTCGAGGGCACGGGCGAGCGAACACGGGGAATCGTCGACGTCTCGCCACACCGAGGCGAGCTTGTCCGCCTGCCGATGCGGCACACCACACACCCGAAGTGCGTTGCGCAGGGCGGACTTGGGTTTCTGCACCTGCATCGTGGCGATGTGGGCCACATGGTCCGCACCGAACTTCTCTCGCAGATGATCGACGATCCGGGCCTGCGAGCCGGACTCCATGTCCACGTCGATGTCGGGCATGGAATGCCGCGACGGATTCAGATACCGCTCGAAGTAACAGTCGTGGGCGATGGGGTCGATGTCGGTGATACCCACCGCCCAGTTCACCAGCGACCCGGCCGCACTGTTGTGGACGACATAGGAGCTGGTGAGAAACGAATGGTCGCCCTCCACCTGAATGTCGAACACCTCGTCCACACCAACCTCGGCGGCAACGCCCTTGACACGGCAGAGAATGTGGGAATCGGTGGCGAACCACGACGAGTTCTGAGAATCCGTCGACGTGTGGACACACCACAGGGGTACACCGCCCGGCCCGAACTGTTGTGACAACCCGGCAGGCGACCCCAACGACCACAGCAGACGTCGCACACTGTCGGACAGGGCCTCACTGGCCACGATGATGTGGTTGTGGGGATTGCCCCACCACAGGCCATGCAGCAGCGCCTCCTTGCCTGCCACGTCCAGATCATCGACCCATGAGGGTGCATCGGCATTCTCATCGAGACGGCCGTGACCGGGCACCATGTCGGAGAGGAGTCGGCACCACGTGGGGGAGTGCAGCCGGTAGGACACCACACCATGGCATTCTCGTGTGGTGACAGGCACCCCCGGCCCCACCACACGCCTCAGATGTTCGGACAGGGAACCGTCGTCATGGTTGACCCCCACCCGCCACTGTGCAACGGGGGAACCGGCCCCGCCCTTGCCGCTGGCGATCCACGCACCGAGGACGAACAGGAAGTCCTCGTCGATACTCACCCTCCGCGCCATCGTGTTGGTGAGACGCCGGGTGTGCTGAAAATACTCCATCCACGCCTCAAGGGAATCAAATCCCTCCTGCTCCACGACACGGGACACCTGCTCAACCATGTCGTTCGATGCCTTGTCAGACAGCACTCGGCGGAAGAATCCCCGTGGCACGTCGTGACGAGACACCAGATCATCGACCGACCCCAGAAAGTCACGGGCAAACCGTCGCGTCTCCACGATCTCGAACTCGGATGTTCGACACGTCTCGGGATCGCACGATGATGCCAGATCGACGGTGTGTGGTGCCACACCCGGACTGGATGGGCGAGGCACGGCAACATAGTCGTTCTCATCGAGACGCCCCGCCTCAACCCATGTCATGGGACCATCCGCACCACCCCTGACGACAAGCACCTTGTGGTCGGAGGTCATCGTCACCCCGTCGCCGTGGTCGAAACAGGAATGAACCCGCACCAGCGGCTCGGACACGTCGTAGCGGAACGTGTCGGTCACCTCATGCCACTGCCCGGTGTGAGTGAGTACTCGCTCACCTGCGGTGATCTCGGAGATGGGCTTGAACCCGTCCTCGGTGCGTACCGGGGTGTCTGCTTTGAGACATCCACGCCCCGGGCCGATGGTGATGCCGTGCTCACGCGGCCACCCGATGATGTCGTCGGCCACGATGAGTGTGTAGCCAGAGAACCCCATGGAGTCGATGACCGACATCTCGTGGTTGGCACGATCCCGATACGCCTGCGGAACATCCTCACCGAATCGGTCGGTGAGGAATTTCTCGGTGCGCACCCGGATCTCCTCGGCATCGGAGTGGTTCGGGTCGTGGGAGTAGGCCGGAATCTTGTACGTGCCATCGGTGAGATCGTAGTCGGAGACGAGATCGGCCACCCGAGCAGTGGCGGACACGACATCGACCCCGAACCGCTCGGGCGGGAACACCTCGCGCATCTCCTCCTCGGTGCGGAAATGATGCCCATGACCGTTGAAGTGGAATGCCCGAGGATCGTCGATGGTCGTGCCCGTGCCCATGGCGAGGTACCCGTCGTGGGCATCCGCCTCATCGACGGAGAGATAGTGCGAGTCGTTGGTGGCCACCGGGACAAGACCGAACTGTTCGGCGAGACGGAACAGATCGTCGATGATGGCCAACTGATCGTCGATGCCATGATCCTGAATCTCCACGAAATACCGGCTCGGATCGAACAGCGACAGCTGGGACTCCACCACACGACACGCCGCATCGTAGCCTTCGCTCAACAGGGTTGCGGGCACCGCAGCCGACAGACACCCTGTCGTGGAGATGATCCCCTCGGTGCCCACCGTGCGCAGGATGTCGTCGGTGACAATGGGTTTCCTGCGCACCGGGTCGTCCCATGCACGGGCGTTGATCTCCATCATGCGCCCCAACCCCTCACGGTTCTGGGCCAACAGGAGGAGATGGTTCCACATCTTGCCACCGGCCGCAGCGCCATGGGTGGGATGGTGATACGCCTCCATACCCAGAATGGGTTTCACACCCGCTGCACGGCACTGCTTGTGAAACGAGAACAGCCCCGCCATGGTGCCATGATCGGTGAGGGCCAACGCCGGTTGCCCGTCGGCCTTCGCGGCGGCGATGAGATCGGGGACACGGGCGAACCCGTCGAGCAGGGAGTGGTCGCTGTGGGTGTGAAGATGGACAAAGGTCATGGGTAACAAGTCCTTGCGCATGGTGCTGAGACGTTCTGAGCACAAAGACTAACACAGGATCGGATCGGACAAGCCACGGCTCGTCTCATCCGATCAGCAGCCACCACCGTCCACCGTCTGGGGGCGGAGTCCGATCCGCCTCCAGATACTCACCATAGACGCGCGATCGTGGATCCATGACGGCGCGGATACGGCCCTCGTGGACGAAGGCCCATGTCGGCAGATGGAGCCGTCTGGCATGACGCGAATCCACGAGAACATGGACAGTGCGCCGAGTTCCCCACAATGTCCCCAACACGATGTCGTGGGTGCGATCGTGACGTGACACACCGACGACGAAGATCGGTGCCGGACCCTGACGAAACATGTAATCGTCCACACGCGAGCACCATTGTCTGCCCTGCAACTCCGAGCGCATGTGCGCATGAAATCCGGCCATGAATGTCGCCGCCACGGACAGCAACACCCACATGACCGTGGACTGATAATCATGCACAAGCACATTGGTCACACACAGGAACAGACACAGCCAGTGCACGAGAGTGTTGATCGGACGCGCCAACGAGCAGACGATGCTCATACACACGATGACGAGGGCACCGAAGAACTGCCCGTGCAACGCCGTCACCGCCGCCACCCCGAAATCCAGACCACACGCCACGGCCAGAGGCGACAGGGCATGACCCGGAATGTCCTCGGTGTGATCGGTGATCCATGCACGGCACCGCTGCCTCAACGAGACACGGGGCAGATCGTAGTTCTGCTGTGAAACGTCATGGTCCTGCTGCGGCGGATTGAGCAGATGCCGAAGGAAGTCGTATTCCTCACGTGTGGCCGGATCGGTGAGGACGTCACGGGCATGGTTGAGTGCCGCCGCCTGCTCCTGAGACCCCGTGGGAGTGTCAGGATGAGCCGTGCGCATGAGCTGGCGATACCGCTTCGTGATGGTGGCCACGTCGGCATCCGGGGCCACACCCAGCAGACCGTAGAGGTCCTCATCCGCCCAGTCCTCACTCATGGGCCACTCACAGGTGGAATGTCATGACGGTGTGTCGTTCGTCTCCGGTGGGCTGGCCCAATATCCACTCCACCGACGGATAGACTTGACACACGCCACCCAGCAGATCCGACACCCCGTCGTTGACGTTGTCCACACACACCACGACCACCGTGGACAGGGGTAAGGCATGAATCGTCATGTCACACACCCGTCGATAGGTGGGTGTGCCGCACACGTCGATGACCGTGACGTCGACGTCACGCGGCGGGCGCTCCCGACGCCAGCACGACAACAGGTCGGCACCGTGGATCTGTTGCAAGTCCACACTCGGACCCAGCAGGGGCACCGTCGTCTCACTGGCCATGGTCAGGGCCATGGGTGCCTCGTCAGCCACCGTGATGTGGGCCCTGTCGGTGAACAGCCCCCGCTGATCCATGGCGTAGGGGATCGCCAACAGGTTCGCACCGACGAGGATCATCGACTCCACACCGCAGGGGCCGAGATTGTGCTCCACGACGTCCCGCACGGTACGCACCCGAGGAATGATGGCGGACTCCCGATACGGCACGGGAATGCTGCTGCGAGTGGACATGACACCACCCCGGTCGACCATCGTGTACGACGTGGAGACCGGGTAGGCCACGGTGGGCCATGATCTGCTCACTTGCCACCCCCGTTCACGTCCTTGCCGGTGATCTTGTCGCTCCACAGGGCCAGGAAATCATCGTTGTCCTGAAACATGGCCGAGGTGATGGACGTCCCCTTGTCGGCCAACGCCACAATGCACGTCGTGAACCGTCGTGTCGTGGGGGAGATGTCCTTGGGCACGTCAACCCCGTGGCAGCCGGGGAACGGCGTCTCGCCGCGAGTCTCCAATACCTGAGCGGGCATGGCCTCATCAGTCAGGGGGATGAGGTGTGGATACAGCGACACCGGCTTCTTCAACGGCTGCGAATGGGGAGAATTGGCGATCGTGAACGTGAGGTAGAACGGCGACTTGTCGGACAGGGCACCACGGGTCTTGGTGTCGAGAACGTTGAAATCGTCGTCACCACCCTGACGCACCGACGACAACGACACCGAGATGCGCGAATGCCCCGACTGGTCGTCCCCCACGGGGACGTCGACGAACTCTCCGGGACGCACCCGCTGCGAAACGAGGGCACCCTTCGACGCCGTGGACGAGGGCACCCCCACCGAAGGATCCTCATTGGGTGTGTCATCGGCCTTCTCGGCACCCTTGGAGCATGCGGTGGCAGACAGGGCACACGCCACGGCGACGAGAACGGGAACCACCCGAGGTGGTTTGCGCATATCTTTTTCCTTTCTAAAAAATCAGGCAAAACAGATAAGAAATTGTCGCCCCTCACGCTAACAAATTCATTCAGGCACATGCACCGGAACGGCTCGTGGTGATGGGCGCATCCGAGGTGGCCGAGGCCGAGAACGACTCCGACGACGACGCCGAGTTGCCCGACACCGACCCCGAGGAGGAGACGTGGACGTGCCCCGAGGAGGAGAACGTCACCGTGCCACCGTAGGGGCACGACGCCGACTGGGAATACGTGCGCCCCGTGCCGCCGCCGGTAGACCGATGTGGCTTCTTGTGTGGTCTGGGGGCAGGTTTGGGTTTCACCGGGGCCGGGCGATGAGGTGCAGGCTTGGGTTTGGGGGCAGGCTTGTTGGCTGTGGGTTTGGCGGGTTTGGGCTTGTCGGCGGCGTTCTTCCTCGCCTTCTCCTCAGCCTTCTTCTTGTCCTGATCGGCCTTGGCCTTGGCCTGCTTGTCCTTCTTGGCCTTGTCGGCGGCCTTTCTGTCGGCGGCTGCGACAGCCTTGTCCGCATCCTGCACGACATGGTTGACCTTGTCGGTGCACGCGTCCACGTCCTTGGTCGGTGTCGTCGAATTGGTGTGAGCCTCGACGAGCGGGCGACACGTGCCCACCACCCGAGACAGGGCCGAGGCCGCCGACGCCAATTCGGGGTGCGCAGACACTTTTCCACCGGTGGCGTCGGCACGCGACAGGGCGGCGGCAAGGTCCGTGGTGGCCTTCTTGTGCTCCGGTTCGTCGGTGAGCATCCCACCATGCACCACGGGGGCGTGGCGAGTGACGATGAAGGGGATGCCGGGGTTCGTGGCGTGGTGGAACACTCCCTTGCGCCACATGACACCAACCCCGACGGCCAGGACGAGCAGGGCAATGAGGATCCAGCGGCGGATGAGCACCGACCGTGGAGTGACCTCACCCAACGCCTCCCGACGCTCCCGCTCCCGGCGACGCGCATCCTTGCGCATCTGACGCTGCGTGGCCTCGTCGGGCTCGAAGAGGAAGAAATCGTCGTCCGGGTCGATCCCGGTGTGGTCGTGAACCTCGGGGATGTCCTGAGACGGGGCCTGATCGGTGTTTTCGGTGTCCTCGGAGGCGGTGGCACCCATGGCGATGGGCTGACCCATCTCGTCGTGCGGATTCAACCCCACCGGTGAGGCCGGTTGGTTGGCGCAGAACAGCTCGAAACTTTCCTGCGCCTTCTCACCGGATACGTCGACGACACCGGGCAGCTGGGACAGGATCACCTCACCGTGAGAGGCGATCCACTGTGTGGGGCGTGGACCGGCGAACAGGCGATAGTCACCCTCCCAGTCCGCATCGGGTCGCCACTGCAATCCACCGTCGAGATCGGCCATGATTCACCTCACTTCGTCTCGATGTCGCACGTGGAGGCCACGTGTTGGACTGCGGCATCCCACCTCGCGAACGCCGAAACCCGGGCGTCACGAGTCTCTTCATCGGATGCGAACGTGCCCACCAGATCTTCGGAGGAATCATAGAGTTCGGCGAACCCACCCACCTCAGCGGCACGATCGTCACGGCGAATGTGGTTGGCCACCCTCACCACACCCTGCACCGTGGACAGGTCACGATCACCCTGCTCGGACCGCAGCGCCGCACGTGTGGGGTTGGTTTTCACTGTACCGGCACCGTCGGTGAGATATGTCGTCACGGGCTTGTCGAGTGTGGCACACCACTGCTCGGGTTGCAGGGACTCCGACGACTGCCACCCGTCATGCTCCCACGTCAACGCCCCCTCGGGATGATCGGCCCGACCATCCCCGATGCGTGGGACGATGATGTGGATGGCCAACAGCACGACGAACACCGCCATACTCACGAAGATGGTGCCGACGACGAGACGCTGGAAGGCGTCGGGGTCGTAGCGGGCACGACGCCTACGAAAACGGCGCCGGAGACGAGAAACATCGATGCTCACCGGTGGACATCCCCACGGCCACGAATACGCTTCACGGCATCCCTGCGCAGCATCTTCCACGTCCCACCCAGACGGTGGGAGAGGGTGAGCATGGTGGGTTTGCCGTGCTCGACACACCATGTCCGATAGTCCGTGCTTCTGGCCTCCTCCATGCCATGACTCGCCACGAAGGTGTCGAGGGCGTCGAGCAGATCGTCCTCACTCCACCATCCGATGGCGGGAGAGGGATTGCGATGGCCCCACGCATGCACACACGCCTCACCCCACGAACCGAACAGACGGGTGATGATGGGCAGGGAGGGCAGATCCTCCCCGTCCTGCTCGGATCGCCACTGCCGATAGCTGCTCAGTGTCGTCTTGTGCGTCTCGTCGTGGAACCGCCTCAAGGTGTCTATGACGAGACGCCGGGACCGATCATCGTCGATCTCACCCTGACGGGCCTCCAACCGTCGACACACGCCCACACCCAGCAACTCCTGCACGTCGCGAACGGGATGCCGATCCGATATCTCGAAACCGCATTCACGCAGCCGCGACACGGCCTCGACGAATCCACACTCGGAATCGAAGAGATCTCGGGCCATGCGGGTGGGGTCGGATGGGCCGCGCTGGGAGTCGTTCATAGTATTGCCATGGTAAAGGACAGACACGCCTCATCTCCACCTCACGCCGGGCACGTGTCGAGGGCATCCTCCAGTGCCGAGCGCTCCGCATCGGTCACCCACAGGCGATACTTCGTCTTCACCTGCACCTGCTTGGAGGCGTACTGGCATGTGAATCCATCATTGTCGGGCATCCACTTCGAGGCATCCTTGTCGCCCTTCTCCCGGTTGGCGGGGCCGTCGACGGCGAGAAGGTTGTCCGGGTCGTTGGCCAACGCCACACGCTTGGACTGTGGCAGACCAGATGCCCCCGAGGTCCACGCATTGCCCAGAGCCACGACATGGTCGATGTCGACAAGCACGTCACGCCCGCCACGCTTCCAGTGCAACGTCTTGCCCGTGTAGGGGTCGTGCAGCGTCCCCGACTTCACCCGGCAGTGCTTGGAGTCCACCCACGTCTTGTCGGTCATGTCACGGTTGAGGATGTCATCTCTGGTGTCACACCCGTTGTCGTCGACATCGGTCCACGCCTTGCCGAACTGGGATCGGGAATAGCCCTTCATGGACCCGGCATCCTTTGTTGGCAGCGCCTCCAACTCGGCACGCGCCTTGGCCGTGGAGATCGAATCCTTGGCCTCCTTCTTCGAGATGAGGCTGGGCGGTGGATTGTCCTTGACCTTCTGGGTGCCCACGTGGATGTAGTCCTTCACCTCACGCGGGGTCAACCCCGTGACGTGGAAGAACATGACGACAAGCCCGACAAGGACGACGAGGGTGAGGCAACGCGACAGGATGGAATGATCGTGACGACCCATGGGAGCAAACTTTCGTGGTTGGGGATTTCAATGTCGATGTGAGACTACCGCGTTCCAGAACGACTCATCGGTTCTCATGACGTAGCGACCGTCGAACATCGGCGTGCAGACCTCGGCGGTGATGGCGTCGATGTCGAAACTGGCGGCCACGTCAACATCACGGTATCGACGGGCAATGATCGCCTCGATACCGACCTTGGCGTTCTCCACGGTGGAGAAGGTGATCTCTGCAGACTCGAATCTTCTTGTCATGAGTTCCACTCATTCATCGGCGGCGGAGTCATCCAGTCCCGAGCATCGTCGGACATCGGCTCATTGCTGCGAGCGGTGACCCTCGGTGCCCCGGAAACGTTCGGGGTGGAAGTGTTGATGGTTTGACCACGGATGACGACATGCTCGTCGGAGGAACGGTCGCGGGTGATCTTGGGATCGTTGCGATGGCGGAAACCGTGGATCGCCAGAACGGGAATCCCGATGACGATTCCAAGGATGATGATGGTGAAGACGATGTCAATGATGGAGCAGATGGCGTGGAATATGTCGAAGAGCATGACGTCCTCCTTTCTCGTGTGACGTTTTGTATAGTAATACTATACAAAACGTCACACAGATGTCAAACATTCCGAGGACAAAAATACTCCGGGCGTCAGGATCCGATGAGGGATACCCGACGCCCGGAGTGGCGAGAAATCGGTGAAGCGCCTTGTCAGGCGGCAGTGGAGAGGATGGACATGTCGGCGCGGATGGCAGTCTTGCGCCACAGAACCGCCATCCGCTGATAGATCCGGGAAAGCTGGGGATCAGTGGTCTGACGGGACATGACAGCATAACGATCGGACAAACCGGCAAACTCTGCTGCTGCCTGAGCCATGGAATCAGGGTCGAGTGACGAGACGACGTGTTGAGCAAAATCGGCACTGAGACGCTGGAAATCGTGATTGGACGACTGTGCGAACGATGGTGTGCTCTGCGGCACACCCACACCGGCAGCAGCAAACATGTTCGATGCTCCTTGACGAGAAATCCAATGGGACATGACAAGTATAGAACATGTTTTCGAAACTGAACAGATGTCTTTTCGGAGAAGACAGAACAGCGGCCCCGGAATGTACCGGAACCGCCACTCGGAGTTGGGATCAGCGCGTCACGTCGACCACCGATGTTCGCCACTCGACCTCGATCATCTCCTTGGCCGGGGCCACCATGGCCGCATACTTCTCCACAACCGTGGTCATGGTGTCGATGTCGGGGCTGAGCAGCCCCAGCGACAGACGTGGCAACGAGGTTCCCACCGACGTGTTGAACAGGCGACGATTCACCGTCTCGCTGTGGGCGTCCATCGTCACGGCCTCACGCAGCAGCGACAACCACTCGTCGTCGTGGGAATGATCGGTCTGGGCACCACACACCCGCCCGGCGATGGCGTCGATGACATGCTGCCAGTCCTCGGCACATCCACTCACGGCAGCCCCATGCGGCTCGGCGAACATCGTCGTCCCCGTCGAGGCGGGAACGGTGACGAAATGCCAGTCCTCGTCCCACACCGATGTCGCAATCTGGGTGAGCAGATCCTTCAACTCATCCTCGGTTCCACTCATGACGACACGGCCAGGTTCGTAGGTGATGGTGCGCTGACGCTGATACGACAGATGGACGATTCCACACACCAGAGCGAACACGAGGGTGGGCAGCCACAACCATGCGGAGACGACCACACTGAGCACGATGAGGACGATGAGGGCGACACCCTCTCCGACGAGACACCCCACGGGATGTCGACGCAGCAAACCCCACGAACTGCGATTGTGATCGTCGAGGGCGAGAATGGCCCCCTTGTCGGAGGACAGCAGGGTCAGGGCATGGAAATCGGACATGGAATCTCCTCATGAAACGGGGAAGACCCGGCACGACGAGGAAAACCGGATGCCGTGCCGGGTCATGAAGCGGTCACAGGTCTCGGAGAGAAAAACACAACAACCGGTGACGACTGGAATTATAGCAGGTCACAAGCCTCGCTGTGGGCGTGACATGCCCAGTCCGTCTCGCACCTGATCGTTCTCCACGTCGAGCGCCTCGGACAACAGGGTCAGGGTGCCGTCGACACCCTGACTGGCAACCATCTTCTGGAACACGAGACGACCGTTGTTGATACGCGCCTCATTGAGGAACGACGACATCCTCTCTGGGTCGATACCGTATTCCTGCATCTCGGACTCCGCCAGCAGCAGGGCGACATCGTCACTGTTGACAGGAGCGACGGTGGATTCCCGGTTGATGGCTCCGACGATGAACTTCACCGCCTCGTTGCACGGATTCTTGAAGAACAGCAGGGCCACGGGGAGGGCACACCCGTGATCCTCCAAGGTGCGAATCCACGCCTCGTCGTCAATGGTGCGATCCACATGGTGCAGGAAATCCAGCATCTCGGACCCCGAGGCGCACGTGTCGCGAGCCAACTCGCAGTAGCGGAGGTAGTGGACGGGTTTGCGGGTGGCAACGATGGATGTGGTCATGAGTCGTTCTCCTTTGTCAATGGATTGGTGGCGGTGATGGCGGCCAGCATCGCCAAAACAATACTGGCGGGGTCGGAGGTTTGGGTGCGGGCGGAATTCTCATAAAACTCTCGCCGATTGGCGAGGTCGAACACGGGGTTGTTGGGGTCGAGGTCGTGAAGCTGGTCGGCCAACTCCCGACGTTGGACCAACAGGGCGATGAGGGAGTCGTCCACATCGTCGACATAGGCTTGCAAACTACTGATACCCCTGTCGGTGTCGTTGCTCATGATGCCTGCGGCACCTTCCGTGCGGTGATGTCGCGCTGGGCCGGTGCGGACTGGAAATATGTGGCATTGCCCATGGAGAATCGGCTCAGCGTCGCCATGAGGTCGGCCACACCCTGCTGATTCCACGGTTCGGCCAACGACACCATGCGTCGCGACACTTCCACGAACGCCACCTGCTCGACAAACAGACGCACATGGCCGTTGCGTGAGGCGACATCGGAACTCGACAGCAGCGGCAGGGTCACTGCACGGTTGAGCACTGTCTGCCTCGCCGAGAGACGATCATGGTTGAGGGCGGCGATGACGAATCCTGCCGGGGTGCGTCCCGGATGGGTCCAGAACCGGATGAGGTGGGCGCGCGCCGTCTCGTTGGTGGCACGGGAGGCGAACACCGCCTCCCACGACTCGTCGGAGGCATGGATGGGGCACACCTTCTCCAGGGTGGAACGAATGATGCATCCCTCGTGTGATGTGGATCGTGACATGGGCATGAACGGGTCTCCTCGTGTCGGGTTGTGAGTTCTTCTCATCCCGCCACCAGATCCTCATCCATGGCCTCGTAGTAGACATCGGCCGCCAGATTGGCCACACCGTGAACACCGGCGAACTCCGGATCGACCGACCTCATGACAGACAGGCCATAGATGGCTGCACCGATGAGCCGATCCCGACCATTGACCCCCTTGGCGTAGGACACCATGGGTGGGAGTTCGTGAATGGGGTCGGCCAGTGCACAGCGACCAAGGGCAGAGATGAGATAGTGGCCCTTGTAGGGCAGCATCCCAACGTGCGGGCCGTAGCCGTTGGCCTCCAGACGATCAAGCGTGTCACGCAACACTCCTCGGGCACTCTGGTGCAGGTCCACGACCGTGGGCTGCACCATGATCTCCAAGAGTCGTCGTGCTCGTGGCGTCAGGGTGATCTGAGACATCCGGCTACCTCCCTCGTTGTCTTGCATAGTTGTACTATACAAAACTCACCGAGATTCGTCAATCGTTTCTCAAAACATTTAGGAATCGTCGGAATTGTCGCCGTACTCATCCATTCGAGACATGGCGAACCTTTGAGCCTCGCGGAGAATGACCTCCAATGCCACGGCCTGCCGGGACATGGACTCAAGATGCGTGCCGAGCACGACACCGTGCGAATTCATGCAGATGTAGACGCCGTCGGTGTCGCGGCCCAGTTCCACGGAGCCAGCATTGAAGTCGGTGGTCATGGAGACAAGATCCTCACCGTCCTCGCCATCCTTTGTCTCCACATGCGTGATGCGGTAGTTGTCCGCGCTCTCCAACAGGCTCATCAACGGTTCATTGTGGCCACGCCGCGCCTCCTCCTCGATGAGGCAGAGCAGTTCCAGACAACTGTTCATGCTGAACAGCACCGTCTTGACCGCATCCAGCGACGGCAGCGGCGAATCACCAGCGGGAATGTTGATGTGGTTCTTCATGCAACCTCTCACGATCCATTCGACAAATCATTCTTCACCTGACGGAAAATGGCGACCAACGTGTCGTATCTTTCGTCCGTGGAATCAATGGCCACGGACACGCCGTCACCAATACGGCCTTCCGTCCGCATACTGACAATGAACAAGTCGTCAAGGCATCGGAAGGTGACAATGGCACCGGGAACTGTGAAGTCAACGACATCGCGGGCACCGTCAGGATCGTCGAAGGAGGCTCTTGTACTGTGATCGACGATCTCGTGAGCCTTGGCAGCAACAACCTCGGGGTCATCGGCCGCCCCAGACGTCATGTCGGCGACAACCTCATCAATACGACAAATGAGCTGTTCACGACGCTCGCCCGTCTTGTGAATCCTCAGCAGTCGCACGGCTCACTCTCCAACGCTGTTGGATTGCTGTTCGCGCAAGATCCTCTCCACGGCAAAGAGGATCGCAGCAAGGGCCGTGCCCTCCTCACTGAGGGTGGGAACATCCGCTGTCGCCTCGATGAGATCCTTGGCACATGCCACGTGGATCTCACCATCCTTCTGCTCCATCGACGTGAAGACATCAGACGCAGTGAAACCGAGGCGTACTCGCGGCTCACCATCGTCGGTGACGATCTCACAGTAGTCAGCACGCTCGATAAGCGCTTGAGCCACCTCGGCATCGTGCTGCGGATCACCGTTCTCGGCATCGACCATGCTGCTGATGAACCAGACGAGACAGTTCGACAGCATGTCAACCTTGGAACGAACCCTTCTGTTGTTCAGAATGATCTTTCCGAGAATTGTGCTTCCGATTTCCATCGTTCTCCATTTTGTGACGAGGTGGCGTAGACGGGTCGACGGCATCGACACCACAGACGATGCCAAACATAAACAAGGCGATGATGGCCAGGATGACAAGCATGTCCGCGTACCAGCGGTGCAGGACGACATGATCGACCCAGACGCGCACAAGAACGATAATGCTCACTGCACACGTCACCGATGCCACGGCTGGCCACCATCGCAATCTCATTGGCACGTCCGATCAGTGGGCGTGCTGCATCTGGCGGCGACGATCGTGCTCGTCCAGATGACGCAGGTAGGCGTTGGTGCGGCGGATGGAGAACGTCGATCCACAGTCGGCACACACCAGTCGTTCCTCATCATGATTGTCGTGTTTCCTCTTCATCGACGTCTCCTTCGATAATGGTGGTGTTCATGGTGGTGTTCTCCTCGGGTTCGGCGGCTCTGCGTGGAGCGCACGTGGAGAACATGAGATCGGATACCGTACCATGACGCGACAGCACGTCCAGACATCGTTGCACGTCGTCGGTCTGCTCCATCGACGTGTCGATGTGGCCACAGATGGTGTCGATGAGACGGCGAAGATCGGGCAGGACTTGCTTGGCCACCCACGCCTCGTCGTCGTCGGTACGGGCAGGCTCCAACGTGGACACGTGAGAGTTGGCCTCACCCATGAGACGGCGGGCACCAGCCAGACGAAGCAGTGCGGTTTGCACCTCATCCAGCGCACGGGAAATGGTCGTGGCCACCTGAGAGGTGGACGTATCCTCGGTGTCGTCGAGGATGATCTTGTGGGTTTGGATGGCGGATTCGTCGTGCAATTCCCGCACCTGTTCGGCGATCCGGTCAAAGATGTTGTCGGCCAACCGGCGTGGAGCATCCGAGACCTCGTCGGGGGTAGAGTCCACCCCTCGACGCGGGGTGTTCTCATTGTTCACGTACACATCCTCCAACAGCATGGTGGCCATGGATCAACGTCCACTGCGCGAGGAGAGCAGGAAGGACTCCAGTGCCGACTCCAGACTGTGGGAAAGATCGCCCAGACCGTCGATGGCCCCGTCGATGTCCGTCACCAGATCCTCACAGGACTGGATGGCCCATTCCTGATCGGTCTGTACCTCGTCGCGCCATTGCTCCAGCAGTGTACTGGCTTGGGTCAGGTTCTCCTCAAGATCGTCCTTGACCGTGCCAAGGGTGCGTTCGGCACTCATGAGGTGATCGGTGATCCGAGTACGGGTGTCCATGGTTTTCTCTCCTACCGTGTGAGTCCTACATGGTCATACTATACAAGACAACAAGGCAATGTCCACCAACCTCGACGTGGGTGGACAAGATGAGTCCTTCATAGTAATGTTATGCACAACAACACGTGAGGAGCCATTATGGACGACAAAGAAACCGACGAGAAACCACATCGCGACACACATCGCCGCGCACGCAACGGGCGTTTCTGTCGCCGCCACGACAAGCCCTACCAGCATAAAGACCACCTCACCACCGACCCAAGGAGAATCATGACTGACATTGCCTCGACCAAGCTGCTCGCCCAGTGGTACGCCGAAACCCAGTCCCTCTTCACACTGGCACAAGACAGCCTGAAAAGGATCGCACGGCTGCAGGACGACATCGAGGAGACACTCGAACCATGTGACCCGCGCACGGAGCAGATCGGGGACATCCTCGCCGATGCCATCATCGACACGAAGTATCTCATCGGCCACCTCGATGACGCGAACTCAACCATTCTCGGCAACTGGGAGTCGCAATTGCCCGAACCAAAGATCGTTATTGAAAAATGAGCCACGACGACAAAACGGAATCGGTTGAGCAGGTGATCCACGCCATGGCCAACCTTGCCAAAAAGTGCCACCGTCTCAGTCTGGATGCTGCCATGATGACGTATCCGACCATCGTCAACAGATTCGACGACATCCAATCGCGTGACGAGTTTCGCACGGCCATGGCGCACACCGAGCAGGACCTTCACGACATCGTGCAGCGGATGTGCTTGACGTCTGCGAAACTGCGCCGTCACTGAACGTGCAGGTGAGGCCACAAGGCCATTACACTGGGTAGACGAACACATGTACGGATGGGGCCGTGAACCGGGCGGGCAGTTCGGTTCACGGCCCCAAATCACGAGAGGGGATGTCTCGCCCATGACACTCAGCCTCACCGACCTCTACTGTGGAGCCGGTGGTGCCTCGGTCGGCGCCGAACAAGCCGGTCTCGACGTCGATGTCGCCATCGACGACTGGGCCATGGCCATGCGCACCTACCAGAACCACCACCCCCGCACACATGCGTACATGGTCGATGAGGTCAGCACCACCAATCCCCACGACGTCGAGAGCACCGATCTGCTGTGGGCCACCCCACCATGCCCCACCATGTCCAGCGCCACCGGCCACAAACAGGTGCACCACCATCTAGACGACACCCGTCGCCCCGTGACATGGCAGCACATGCGCGACCTCCACGACGACCAGACCACCCGTGTCATGACCGACGTCATCCGATTCGCCAAGGTCCACCGGTATCGCGGCATCGTCGTCGCCACCATCCCCACCATCCGATCGTGGTGGGGATATACACCGTGGCTGTCCATCCTCACCGAGATGGGCTACCGGGTGAGGGAGGACATCGTCTCCGCCGGACGGTGCAACAAGATCGGCCCCGCCGCGCCACAGGATCGCAGACGCCTGTACATCCAGCTGTGGCGGTCCCGCCACGATCTCGAAGCGCTGTGGGTCTCGGCCACCATGCCCGCAGCCGACAACGCCCTGTCGGGATGGAGGGGACCACTCATCATGGAACGACAATCCCCGCTGTGCGATTCCACCATGGCCAGGATCGTCAACACCCTTGACACCTACCCCCACGCCGCACGCATGATTACCACGTACAACGGCAAGTCGAAGGTGGGCAAACCCTCCACCGCACCACTGCCCACCCTCACCACACACGACCGATGCGCCGTCATCACCCGTGGACCCGTCGGCGTCCACTATCGCCTGCTCACCCCCGACGAGCAAGCTCTGGGCATGGGATTCCCCCGTGGATACACCATCTGCGGCAACCACGGTGAGCAGATGGCACAGACCGGAACCGCCACGTGCCCTTCCGCCGCCCGAGACATTCTGGACACCATGGCCACCACGTGCAGGAGAATGTGAGAATGGACAAGCAGGACAAGAACAGCAATAGCAGACACAATTTCTCATCCTCACCACAACTCAATCATGCGGACAAACTTACGAAAAGACGCCTCAACAACGCCCGTGGCGCCGTCAGACAAGCAGCCAAGAAGAAAAAGAGCATTGATCTTCACGGTTCGTGGGTGGCACCATCGTCACTCACACACCACAATCCGCGAATCAACGCCATCGCCATTGCCGTGAAGCAGTGCATGACCGCATCCCGTGACCTAGCCGCCCTCGCCAACAATCCGACATGCAGCAACAGGTTCCGCCAAGAACTCTTCCACGACATTCGCAAACTCAACTCCAAGGCAGGTGCCTTACTCACAGAGTTCGAGGACAGCGTTTCGGAGTATGAGCAGCAGCGCGCCTCACGGTACAAGAACCGCCAAGAACACACCGACAACAAGTCGTCGGATGGTCTCAGTACCGCAGACATGGCGAAGATCCTTGCCATGACGATCCGCCCGTGACCGTCAACGTCTCCATTCAGAACAGAAAACAGTCTGGGGCGAGTTCGGCGTCACTCGTGGCCGCATAGCGCGAGAACGCGAAACCGACAGGTGGAGGCGTGGGCAGCAGCCCGTGGGCATGGGCAAGGATCGCCCGCCCGATGGCCTCACCAAGCCCCACGGGCACGGCGTTGCCAATCTGGCGATACTGCTGGCGCAGGTTGCCCTCGATGTGCCACCTGAGCGGGAACTGTTGAATCGCCTTGTACTCCTCCACACTCAACGGACGATCCTCACTGGGATGGCACATCGCCACCATGGGCCTCGTCGGTGAGGTCGTCAACGTCGGCGACGGGCGATCCCACGACAGACGTCGATACAGGCCGGTGTGGCCGCCATTGGGACTTGGGGTTCCCACCGCTTCGAGACGTGCCTTCTCGGGCAGGTTCCGCCAGTTCTCACCCGGACCCAGCATGCGATAAAACCGCAGCATGGACTCGGGGAAACTCATGGCGTGGCATGCATTCTCGCTCACCGTGGCGAATGCGTCACGCACCGTCGTCCACGGAGGCAAACCGTCGTCTAAGTCATCGGAGTGCGTTGGAGATAGATACGGCACCGCCCCACCCTCACGTGACGCCACGAGGACGACGCGCTCCCGAATCTGCGGCGTACCGTAGTTCGCCGCATTGTACAGATGGAACCGCACGGTGTAGCCAGCCTCACGAAGCAGGAACGTCACCATCTGGATGACGCCATGCTCATGAGCACAGTTCAGACCGGTACGTGCGAAGAACTGCTGCGCCATGGCGACGGGAACCGGCATGGACAGCAGGCCACGAACGTTCTCGATGATCGCATACCGTGGCTGCAACCGGCCGATGAGGTCGACGTAACGCAGGAAAACGTTGCCGCGAACATCATCCAGACCACGACGCACACCCACGGTGGAGAACGCCTGACACGGCGGCCCACCGGCCACGACGTCGATGTCCTCACCGGCACCCAAACCGGCACGTGCGCGAATCGTCGCCACGTCAAGATCCCAGATGTCGTCCGTCACCGGAATGTCGGGACGGTTGGCGGCGATGGTGCGTCGCGCCACCGGGTCGGCCTCACAGGCGAAGATCGTGTGGATACCGGCGTGCTCCAACCCGAGATCCAGACCCATCGCACCGGAGAAGAAACTCAGAGACCTCACGAAACCACGGCCCTGTTCACGAACGCTCGAACGGGCTCTTGAGACGACGAGCCGCCTTGTGACGAGAAGCGGGAGAAGTATCCGTGGTGCCACGCGCCGGGACATGGGCACCCTCATCGTCCTGGCCATTCTCGTGTGTACGAGAAATCTGCTTTAGTTTCTCATCCGCGTCGGACTCCCAGTGTCGGGCCCGCACCACACCATCACACACATGACAACACATGGTGAGGCACGTGAGAATCATCACCATGAACAGTGCCGTGGTGAAGTCGTCGAAACAATCCGCCAACGCCAACACCGAGGTGACGATGACAAGGAGGGTGAAGATGAAGGTGAACACCGAAAAGACATTGGCACGCCGGTCGAGCACAAGATCTCCTACAGAGTATTGGATAGTATAACTATGCAAACAGACTAACATCATCGACGCTCGACAAGGTAGCCATGCAGACGATGGATCGACCGACGTACCGTGGTCGTGGAACCGTCACACAACACAAGGAGGACCGTGGACCGGACCACCGCACACAGACATCTCGCCACCGCACAACACTTCGTCGACGAAGCTCACACCCACCCGGACTCCAGCGACATCCACCTACGCACCGCAAGACGAGAACTCCGCGAAACCGCCACCTTCACCACCGGCACCCGCGACGGGGCCTTCGCACCCACGACACTGGCAGGCAAGAACCTGTCGACGACATGGCTCATCGTCTGTATCCTCATCGACCACAACAGTGCAGTGGACGATCTCACCCACGCCATCCTCACCGAACAGATCCGCCACATCGACGCACTACTGGCAATCTGAGGAGAGAGGAATCCCTACTGCCTCTGCGTCATTGGCGCTGCGGATTTATGTCGCTGACATGTCTCGGCGTCGAATGAGAATCCGTCTGAACTTGTACTTACCGTTCACGATAGGATAGTCAACCGTGTGTGGAACGTCCCCAACAAGGGAGGCAATACCGCCGAGTAGACCGATCACCTCGAACTGGTTGACGTCCCAGACATCGAGAAATGTGATCGGCACCGCCATGACGCCACCGAAGTCCTTGGGGATCTCACTCAACCGATCCACACAAATGGCGTCCACGCCATCGAGAGTCGGATACCGGTCAGGATCGTAGGAGGCAGTCAGTTCCAATGAGACGTGCGGTTCGTCGAGCGAGGAGATCCACCGTATTCCAGTCACTCTGATGAATGGACCATGTTCATCGCGACCACGACTGTCGGCACGGGACGAATCGTAGTCCTCGGGGATCGTGAACTGGATACCACCACTGTGGATCGACTCACCGATCCACCACTCCCGACGCTGAAACCGTCAAAACACGGTTGACAGTACCGGCACCATCGACGTGGCCAAACAGAGTAGATCCACCTGCCCCCGACCCACCACGTCGAGAAAATCTCTCATGAGTGAGAACGGCGGATTGGTGACGACGACATCACAGCCACGCATGATCTCGCGCACTTCGGCGGAACGGAAATCACCGTCACCGCGCAGACATTCCATGGAGTTGCCGTCACATCTCACCAGCTCGTCGATGTCGTGACACCCGTCGGGGACATCGGTCACACACAGATGCCACGGACGATCCTCGGAAAGGTCGAACAGTAGTGTTCCCGAATCCACATGGTTCGTCGCCTCCAGCCGCGCCAGCCCCAAATCGGCAAAATGGTCGATGAAGTATTCCACGAACGCCGAACGGTACGGATCGTCACAGCAACAATGCACCGCCTTGCCACGAAACGAGGTTCGGTGGAATGCCATCTCCTTCTCGATGGTTTCACGGCGCGTGTAGAACTCGTCGGCACAGGCGACACGGGCCGAATGAAGATAAGAGGCATTGCGGGTCAACAAGGTCTCCTTACAGCGATGGATCCATCCAAGCCTAGTCGTCGCGTGAAAACCACCACAACATGGACAACATGCGTCAACAGGCCACGGACACAGGGCCCGTGTCTTGAACGTGGGCTGACGCCCCATCCACGCAGGTGGCTGACAAACCTCTGTTGCACGTAAACCAACTTAATAAGTAGTCAGGTTGTCTCACACCGGCTTTACGGCCGACCAAGCCCTCTCGGACCCCGGCAACCTCCCGGTTCGGGGCAGTGCGCTCAGCAGCATTCTCAGATGCCAAGGTCTAGCCCCAATGATCTAGCCCTTGTGCGCACGACACTGATGGACACGCCAAAGTAGCCCACCAGATCGCCACAGGTGGCACCGTAGACTTCCACACATTCCTCGAAGACGGCCTGCGGCATGAGAAGGTTCGCGGCGAAGAAATCCGCATACCACTCATGTGGAGTGTTGGACTTGCCATCGCGGCGATCCCGGAACGTGTACGCATCGTCTCTGTCACGTGTGCGCTCCACATAGTGGCCAATCTCGTGGGCACAGGTGAGACGTTGGCGGGCCTTCGACTCCGAACTGGTTGATGTAAATCTTTGCTGGCTCGTTTGGGGGCCGCACGATCAATCCTGACGTGTCACCTAAATTATCGGCCATGTATGTATCGACGCCCATTCGCCGTGTGATGACGATGGGGTTACGAGCAGTTGCCAGTCAAGGTGTGACTAATTGACTCAAGAACACTATGACACTATAGTAGGTGGCATGAATCTTGGGGAGTGGTGGGATTCCGTATCCCACCGCGCCGTGAAGTGTTGAGAGACAAGACGTAGAGAAAACTGTCAAAAATCTTCTGACTCTGATAGTGTGGAGTACACGGGCAACAACGAAGGAGGTAGGTCGTGGTGAACAACACATTTACTAACCGCTCCTCCATCAATATTACCCCGAAGTTTACTGGGGGCGATCGTGAATGACCACTGAAACCGCCGCCCCGAAACTGAACAAGAACGACCCCGACGTCATTGTCCGGGCCTATAAGTTTGCGCTGAAACCGACTGCAACTCAGAAACGGAAACTTCGTCAGCACACGGGTGCGGTGAGATTCGCCTACAATCATCTCATTTCCCGGTGGCGCGACGACATTCACACTCGCATCGAAGAAAAAGAACGCGGCGTCCCCGAGGATGAATTGACGCCATTTTCGTTCAAACGCTCCTTCTACGACATTCACAATTATTGGAATCACATCAAGCGCGAATGTGCTCCGTGGTGGCCAGAAGTGTCGAAGGAGATCGGCAATGACGCGGCACGTCGTGCCCATGAATCCATTGAGAACTGGCATGACTCCAAGAGCGGGAAACGCAAAGGCAGAAGGGTGGGCTTCCCACAATTCCACAAGCGTGGATATCACGAATCGTGTACGTTCTCGACAGGTGCGATTCGCGTCAATCCCGATCGTCACTCGGTGACACTGCCGAAGATTGGGACCATAAAAACCCACGAGAACACGCGCAAATTGCAACGTAAGATCGCCAAGGGTACAGCGAGAATCATTCGGGCGACGATCTCGCGTGGGTTCAAGTATTGGCACGTCTCCTTCACCGTGTACGAAAAGAAACACATCCCCGAGACCCACCGGAATCCGGGATCGGTGGTCGGAATCGACATGGGTGTGGGAGATCACGTCATTGTCGCGGCAAATCCTCACGGTGATGAGGTCATGCGTAGGGGATTGCCGAAAACAATATCCGACTATGACAAGAGAATCCGGCACCTTCAGCGGAAACTGTCGCGCAAACAAGGACCGAACAGGAAGGCAAAGACAAAACCCTCGAATCGGTGGATTCGCGCGAACAATCAGATTCGCAAATACCACAATATGATGGCGAACATCCGTCACGATCTGGCGGAAAAGGCTGCTCATGATCTGGCGGAAAATTATGAGACCGTCGTCATTGAGGATTTGAACGTTCAATCCATGATGACTCGCGGCGGCGTGTACAAACGTGGTTTGAATCGTGCGATAGCGCGAGCCTCGTTCGCCGATCTCAGACGGAGAATCACCTACAAAACGAGGTGGAAT